TCTTGTTTGATGTCTATACTCTTACGAGTGTCTGAGAATAGATCGATCTCGTCTGTGTACTCTTCCATGTGTCCAAATCTAGCCATTGTAGTCTCTAGAGCTACTATATGGTTCTCTACTAGATTCTGTCTTCCTGCACCTTCAGGTAATCCTGCTGCTGTAAGACCAGCGGTTACGTCTGCTATATCTCTACCAGTCAAGAAACCTTTAGCTAGGAAGTCTGGAGTACCTAGTTGTCTATCATAGATGTTTTGCTTTCTGAAAGTCTTGAATGTCTTACCATTTCTCTGAGGTAATGTGAACTTCTTAGAAGCGAATTGTCTATAAATCCTTTGATCATTAGCTGCCATAATACCTACACGATCTGAAGCGTGAAGAGTAAGGTTAGCACCATAAGTTGAAGTAGTACCGTTATTATATTGACTATTTGCCATTGTAATATCCTTAGTTTAATGTTTCTAAGTACTTAGCAAACTCTTCATCAGACATATTATAGATATAGTCTTGGGCATTGTCTGGGTTACTTATAGCTGTTCTAGCTACGTTTCCTTGATTAGGAATACTTGCCTTAGCTCTATTAGCTTCTCTAGTAATATTGTCTTGATTAGCTTGCTGTTGTTGATTAGAAGCTAGTGATTGTTGTTCTTGGTTGAACTCTCTAGCTGCATAAGAATAATACTCTAGGATAGGTCTGGTAAACCCATCTCTTAATGCTATGCTATTAGCTTTCTGCATTATAGGTTGATAGATACCATTCTTAATATCAGATTGTAGATCTTCTAATGCACTAGGAGTAGCTTTAATGAACTCTTTAGATTGCTCATCTAGGTTCTGAACAACTGCTAGAGTTTGTTGAAACTCTGGCTCTTTACCAATTCTAGCTACAACTTCATCCATTTCCTGCTTAGCATAATCTGGTCTATACTCAGTAGGAGTATAAGCCTTCTTATCCTCTTCAGGTGTCAGAGTATCATCTAGATCCATTACATCTATATTCTGAGACTTGATAAGACTCTTAAGAGCTTCCTTATTGCCTTTCATAATATCGATAAATAGGTTAGTATCCTCTGGCTTAATACCATTGTTCTTAAGAGCTTCTATAGCTGGTAAGAACTCTTTAAATTGTTGGGTCTTCTTAGTATAGTCAATACCCTTGCTAGCTAGATTCTTTAGCTCATCTAGAGTTAAAGTGTAATCCTGCTTAGCTGCTCGTATTGTGAATACATCAGAAGTTTCTGTTTTCTTATCTTCTGTAGAGTCCTGTGAAGGTTGTTCTACGTTATTGATTTCTGTGTTTGGTTGAGTATCAGAGCCAGTTTGCTCTTCAGTTGAAGCTGACTCATTAGATGAATTATCTTGCTCGGTTTGTTGCTTGCTCTCTGGCTCTGACACTTGTTCATTATTAGGTGCTGACTCTTCTTCAGGAGAAACATCGTCAGCTTCAACTGCATTATTCTCATCGAGGATTGAGTCTAACTTAGAGTTAAACTCTTCATCAGACATATTGAACAATTCTTCTTCAGTATATGCCATCTTACTTCTCCTCTTCAGCTAATAGATCACTACCTGCCATATTCACTATAGTATTGAAGTAATCTCTTAGGATATTAGCTCCTAAGATCTCTTCTAGTAATAGTGATCTATTGACACCAGGTTTAGACATCATCATAGCTGCACTATGGACTTTCTCTGTAAGAAACCCATCTAGAATAACCTTCTTAAAGTCTGGGTTCTTATAGAGCCTATCTAGAGCTTGATATAGCTCAACGTAGTAAGAGTTGCTAGTAGTTAGCATCTCTTCTTTCTCTAGTTTGTCAAATAACTCTTCGTTCATCTATTTCTCCTTATATGATTGAGTTTGGCTTAAGTATATCATAAGTTTTAAAGATATTGTCTCTTAGTCCCTTGTAGAAGCTTTAACATCTCTTTACTTAGCTCAAAGTTTCTAGCTTTCTCATTCTCTGTAGCTTGAATCTTATTCTTAGTCTGATCATATTGTTGAACATAGTCTAGATCTTGCTTATCAGTCCTGCTAGCTATATTAGCAGCTTTAGCTTTCTCACTCTCTGTCTTAGCTTCTTTTAGAGCCATATCAGCTTGGTTCTCAACTGCTTTGCTTCTAGTTAATGCTGCTTCAGCTGCTAAGTTCTCAGCTTGTAGTTGCATTAGTTGTTGTTGCAATGGATCTGGTTGAGGTTCTGGTTGCTCGTAGGTGCTGATTGCCTTCGCAAGATCAGGTAATCTATATAGGCTAGCCATCTTAACTAATAGTTGTTTAGTTAGATCAAATGGTAAGCTTTGAGCTGTTGTCTGTAATATGAATGCCAATTCCTGAGCCTTAGCTTGATTGTCATCGCTTGTAGAGATATTTAGGTCTATATCTATGTTAGCACCTAGATCGTCTCTCTTAAGCCACAGAAACTCCTCATTTGTGATCCTAATTTGTGTTTCTTCATCTAGGAACTCAGCACTATATGCTAGCCACTTTCTAAGTAAAGGTTTAACTAGGTTCTCAGCTATGTTTCTAACTATGTTTAACCTTCTAGTAGAAGCACTGGTAAGTACTCCTTGAACACCTGTAGCTGTCCCACCAAGTGAGCTAGAGGTCATACCTTGATTGAAGCTCTTAACACCAGTTATGCTCTCAGCTTCATTAGATAGCATCTGAACCATATTAAAGATACTACCTGGTAACTCATTAAAGTGTCCATCATAGAAGTCATTAGGAGTACCATTAAACTCAAAGTTTTCTCCCTTTAAGAACTTCTCTAGGTTTCTCCTATCTAAAGCACCTTTTCTGATACCTTTCTGAGCATTATTACTAAGAGCCATATTGTCTATGAAGCCTCTGTAGATAGCTGTCTTAACCTTTTGTATGTCTCCTAGTAGCTCAGCATTGCTCTCTCCATACATTCTAAAAGGCACTGGCATAAATGGTACTACTAAGAATGGTAGAGCCTTATCTGGGAAAGGATTTTCTTCAAACCTAATGCAGACATCATCTACCCAAGTACATACTATAGGTTCAGTTATACCATCCCCATTAATATCGTAGAAACCCCAGTATTCGTGAACTAAGAACTTCTTTCTAGACTTATCATTAAACTCAAAGGTATTGTCTGATTTGCTATAGCTACCATAGCTTCCTATATTGCTACTCTTATTCTCTAGTAACTCTAGGTTCTCATACATATTAGCTTTCTTAAGGCTATTTAGATCACTCTCAAATCTATATACTATAAATTGACATTTATCCATATCATCTAAACAAGTAGGATCTATAAATATATCCTCATTTCTACAAACTTGTGCCGTAGGATGATTTTTAACAGCCTTCCTTTGAGTTTCTATTCTAGGTATATCTATGGTCTCTGGAACACTTTTTAACGCTTCTTGAAGCTGTGAGGCTCTCTCTTGATCTCCATTAGCTATTAGCTCTTGCATAATAGACATAGCTTGAGTATATTGAGGATTAGGTTTCTTATCTATAACTCTAACCTTTACGTCCTTAGCTTCATATTCCCAACCTAATCTAATAACACAAGTACCTTCTACATCTAAGACTTTCAAAGCTTTAGCCATAAAGTTATACCTATTGAATTGTCGGCAGAATTGTGTATTTAGAAGTATCTCTATTCTAGGAGCTATCTCAGCATCTTCATAAGTTACAGGGTTAGCTTTAACTATATCTGGAGTAGATACGAATGGATCTAATAGCTCAGCTTGTTGCCACTCTGATTGCTTCTTGATATCCCTAGAGATCATTTTAGACCTACCATCTACTTCATTACCATATAGCTCTCCATTGTAGGTATTTCTCCACTCTCTGATCTTCTCCATAATTTGAGACTTAGAGTTCTCAGCAGAGCTAAAGTCTTTCTTAAAATCACTAAGAGCTTGCTTCTTAGTTAGTTCATCTAGCATATTCTTCCTTTCTTAATATTGTAGGCTTCATCTAACCTATCTCTATTATAGTCTGATGTGATCTCTAACCTATTCTCAGACTCTTGTCTTAGTAAGCCTAGTAGCTTATCTAGCATTAGCTTACTATTGAATACTCCCTCATAGGTAGCATCACAACCCACTAGAATACATCCTTCTGTATGTTTAGGATAGTTACCACTATGTATAAGGATATATCTATCTTTAGGTACATCATTATTCCATACTAATGGCAGAAACCTACCAAACTTAGGAGAATTATGCCAATCTATCCTATATAAACCTTCTGGTATTCTACGATCTAATCCCCTAGATGTTGTATCTCCTCCAGCAGGCTCTAAGGTGTATCCTTTAAGAACTACCTCTAAACCTCTCTGTAAGCTAAATACTCCTAATGTCCCATCTTCTATATTCATAAACCTAGTAATCGTCATCTTCATCAGTAACCCTTTGAACTGTTATTTCCACCAAAGCGAGTTACTACTATATCCCTAACGAATACTAATATCTCGCTACCAAACCAAGCTCCTACACCACAGAAAGCATAGCTAAATCTTTCGTCTTGGAAGAAGTGATAGGACATCTCATATACTATATATGCACTAAACACTCCATCCAAGATCCTCTTAAATAATGCTTTACACCCTGTGTTATTATGATTGATAAATGATGTTACACTACCACATATACCTATCAAAACTACATAGAACAGATAATGTACTTCTCCCATAACCTATGCCTTAAATAGTGTTAATACCCTCGCAGGACTAAGTATGGCATTGATTATTCCCTGAGTAATTGACCAAAGAGTCATTGCTACTTCCCTGTTTGCAATATTCGCATTAAAAGCCCCATAAGACCAATATGCTATCCCTAGTATGACTATTGCCACACAACTCAATATACTCACTTTCTTAAACGTTAATCTCTTCTTACTTGCTTGCATTCTTATCTCCTTCCTTACTACACTTATACAGAAGATCCTCAACTGTAGAAAAATACTCCATAAGATCCTTAAAAGACTCAGCAGTATCTACATACTCTGGCTTCTCTGGCATAGTATCTATGCACTTAACAGGTGTATAAACTTTTTGGTATTCAACTTTAGTGAGATAAGCTGGTGCAGATTTCTCTGCACAGCCTAGTAGAAAGAGGCTACTTATCAATAGGCTTAGCAGCTTCACGGATAATAGCCTTATATGTTTCTAGCTCTGTATCAGCTTTCTTAATGTTCTTGTACTTCCTTGCAACTTTAGCTTTAGTAGTCTCGATCTTCTCAGGAGATACTTTAGAAGCCTCTATGGCTTTATTCTGATCTTTGAGAGTATCTTGACATACTTGCAACTCCATTTCTCTGTTAGCTTTCTCAAGCTGTAGTGTTTGTATAGCTTGTTGAGCTTCCTTGTTCATCTCTTCTAGCTGTCCTATACTATTACTCATACAGATATAAACAATAGTACTAATAACAACTAGGGTAACTAATAGCAGTCCTAAGAACTTACTATCAGTGAATGATGATAATACTAGGCTAAGTAGGTTCATTAGTATCCTTTAGAGTGGTATTTAACTATGTGATATAGTCGAACGCTAGTATACAATAAGAATACATCTAATTTAGATACTTCTAATTCAACTAGCATCTCTTTAAAGACCTTATCAGCATCTAAGAAGCTAATCTTACCCTCTATAGCTAGATCTGTAAGATAGTCGTGAATTATAGCTGCACTGAGGTATTCTGCTTTATTAGGGGGATAGATACTCCAGAATATTCTAGGGATGCTAGCACCATCTGTTATATAGCCTTTAGGTATAAGGATATTCTTATACCTATAGTCTTCTACTAATCTAAACTGATATTTACCTAGAGGCTTTATGATAGGTCTGTCAATCAAAACTTTCTCCTAGTCCTAACTACATCTGTAAATTCATCGTCATCGATGTACCAGAAAG